CGGCAGCTTGAGCGCTAAGGTCAGCTTCAAGAGCAGCGATGCGCTCGATGGACTCTTCGGAAGATGGATTGGTGAGACGATTGAGGAAGCTCATGTGCGAAGATTCAACTTTTTCTTGGCGAATGTCAACCTGCTCGCCGATGATCTCGTCAACAAAGCCGTTGGCGATGCTTTCTTTTGCGTTCATCCATGTTTCGCGCTTCATCATTGCGCGGATTTCTTCCTTATCCATTCCGGTTTTTTCAGCATAGATTTCCGCGATGTTTTCGCTGATACCGTCCAGCAGGTCGGCAGTCTTGCGGAGCTGCTCTGCGTTTCCATGCGTGCCGCTCGATGCGTCGTGAATCATCATGCGACCATGCTTGACCATCGAAACCTTGTCACAGGCCATGCAGATAACGCTGGCCATGCTGGCGGCCATGCCGGTAATCGTAGCGTTGACAACAACGCCACGGTCGCGCAGAGATTTGATCTCTTGGTAGATGGTGTATCCATCGAACACGCTGCCGCCGGGGGAGTTGATTTCGAGTTCGAGAACGTCAACGGCGTTTTCCGCCGTGTTCATAATCTCGCCAAAGTCTGCACCTTCAGCAACGGCCTTCGCTCCGAAGAGTCGCCCGATCTCGTCGATCATGCGCTTGATGCTGTCCTGGGTGACTTGCTCATTGAGCTTCACCTTGCCGCCTTTGTTTTCGATTGTAATCATGGTTGGGATAGGGTTTCGTCTGGTTGCGGTTGCTCGCTGGCTGTCAAAAGTCGGATGCTGCGCGGGTCGATCTCGACGCCGTATTTTGCGTTCTTCTCGCGGATGCTGATAATGGTTTTCGCGGCTTCTTCGGTGCGCTCGTCGATGCTTTCGTCCAAGTCCATCGACAGCTCGCCGAGGATCGAGGTGGCGTTGATCAGTCCCTTGTCGTAGAGTGCCATCTTCTCCTTGAGGCTGCGTCCGTCGTCAATCGTGAGTTTTGGCGGCTTGGTGAAGCCCCAGTTATACCATTGGTCAGACATCGGCACGCGTCCGTTTTCCATCGCCCATGCAATGGCTTTTGTAACTCTCCATTTGCCGATTTTTTCAAGCGTGGATTGACGATCTTCAACGAACCGGCAAGCTTTGCCGATGTCCTCGCGCTGCGCTGTGCCTTGACCAGATGGCTTCCATAGTGTTGCGGGTAAGCAAGCACCGACCAGACATTGACGCGCCTGCATGTCGTAAAACTCATGCCAAGGATTGCCGGGGCGGAAATTTTGATGCTGCGTGATCTTCTCACCAGATCCTGCTTTTGCATACATGATTCGACCGCCCTGTAAATATTCAATATCAAGGTGTCCGCAATCGGTTGCCGGTTCATAACTAGGCTCTTCCATATCTGGACCGCCCGATTCGTTTTCGACCGTGTAGTTAAGCGATGACATGGAAAGCAAGTTCATACGCTCCCATTCTTCGCTCTGCATAATGTCGCGAAGGTTGTTTAACGAGTGCCAGAAAAGCGGAAGTCCTCGGCGTTGCTCTGGCCAGTAGCGATCAAAGACATGAAGTATAAATTTCTTGTCAATGAACTGCTTATGCTTGCCGTCAACGTCGCACAATGAGTATGCGACGGGGATTGATGTATTGGGGAAATACACGATGCCGTCATACAAATCAAATCCTTTGTATTTGCCAGCTTGCTGTATGCCGTCAGGCAGTCCGCCGCTTTCTATGCGGTGAGATGGGATTTGCTGTATCTGTGGATATCCGCTTGGCGATGATGTAAAATACTCAAAAACTTCTCCGTCACGATCCATCGAGACGGAATCAATAAACATGTCGGATGTAAAGTCAGCGATATCTCCGATGATGTTACAAATCGGATACCATTCATCTTTTAACCATTCTTTTGCAATGTCACCGAATTCTTTGTCTTTGCCTTTGTAAATCGGAAGCCATGCGTTGCCGACGGCGTAAATCCCGATCTGGTTAGATGCTCCGACCATAAGAGGAGAGTTTAAATACAGCGTTCGACTTGCCGATTGTAGCGTTTGCCTGTCGTATTTTGTAACGATCTTGTGCAGATCGCGGAGGTTTCGCGATTCACTCGGCCGATCTCCTCCGCCTAAATTGGCGTGACGTGATGGCCTGCGGTTTGCGTAGGACGTTGCAGCATTTCCGAATTGGTCAAGTATCATAAGAATCGTGCGCGGGTAGTGCGGTTTCCGGCAGAATCGCGTTCAATCATGCCCATGAGTATTTGCAACACGTCAAAACGCTCAGCTGGCGTAGAAGTTGCTTTTCCAGAAAAAGATTGCCCGTTGACGGTAGCAGATTCAACTTGGATGCCACCGGTTGTAGATGTAAGTGCAACTGCGGCTGCTTGATATGCGGCTTTTTGTGCTTCAATCAGCGTCGAGTTCCCGCGAATTGCGCGAAAGATACCTTGTGCCTGTCGAAACGGTGAAGCCATGTGAAATGATTTTCCGATAAGTGGCGAAAGTCAAACAAAGGCAAATATCATTCTCCGCTTTCTTTAATCAGTCCTTTAACCATAGCTTGCGCGACAAGCATCCGTGCCGCTGCGTATTTGTCAAATTTGTCAGATTTACCCTCAATAGCCATTCCAAGCTCTGCCTCAGTTTCTGGATCGATGTCCTCGGTCTTTATGTAAAGCCGGCGATTGGGCGGAACCGCTTTAAATTCTCGCCCCTTCAAACTGACCCATTTTTTCGTCTCATCTTCATAGTAGATGCTGCTTTCCCTTCGTCGCTGATCGTCGCGCTTCTTCGTTTCAACCTTTCTGCTTCGATATGCTCCGCGTTTTTTACTCATCAGATTTAGGTGGGGTAAAGATTCTGAACATAAGTGCAGCAGCGACCTGATATACCTCAGTGTCACGACCGTGGTTGGCTCCGTGCCTTATCCATTTCTTTATTTCTTTGCCCTTCGCGTCTTTAGCTATTTCCAGCCGTTCTCCATTTAGATGTTTCGCGTAGCTGGGCGGCGCGTCGTCCTCGACTAGCCACGCAGCTCCTTCTCCTGACATGAGCCTTTGCAGGATGTATTGCATCGGCTCGGTGGCAATGTGCCAGCAGGTTGCTGGTTTTTTTTCCTTGGAAAGTGCCACCCAGCGTTTCGAATAAAGGCGGATTTCCTTCTTGGTATTATCCCCTTTGATCGGCCAGTCCCAGCCGCTCTTCCGGTTGCCGTCGCCTTTCATCCCCTGCCATCCATATTTGACGATGATGCCAGCCATACGCTCTTGATCAAATCCTACATCGAGGAAGGTATGCTTCGGCTCAACATTGTAGCGAGCGCGGATCTCTTCGCATTCTGCATCGCTGTTGATGTAGCCGAAAAATAAGCCTTTCGATTCCCCGCCCTGGCACCATGCGCGGATGCGTAGCCAAAAGTGATCGCCACCTGCGTCAATTGTGCAGAACCGCACAACCTCGCCGTCGATCTTCTGACCTTCGGTGAAATCGGCGCGGGTATATCCACTCGCTGTCAGCACGATCTCTGAAGCTTGGAGGTTATCCGTCCAGCCTTGAGCACGGTCTTTTTGCGTCCATTGTTTTAGCGCGGTGTAGTCTCCGGCTTTGGCTTGCTGGTCAGCGGATAACTTTCGCAGAACATCATCGCCCCAAGGTTGCCACCAGACTGCCGTTCTGTCGGCATGAAATCCTTCGTATCCGCGCTGCCCATTGTCACTGACTAAAAGATATCCGTCATCTTGCTTATACGAATCATGCAGCTGCCTGCGCGTAGCGATGTCATCCGCAAATTCATGCTGACATCCAGCACAGACCATCACGACCGCATCGGCCCGCTCCTGATTTGTTCCTGTTTCTGGATATTTTAGCGATTCAAAGGCAAATGGCTGGGCGTGATTGCATTCTGAGCATTGCCACGCAAACTCCCATTTTCGGCACTTGTCATGCTCTGCGTGTAGCTCACTCGTAACACCATGCCCATCCTCGCTGGCGATCTCCCCGCCTTGGGATACGAGAACAAATTTCCGGTTTTCTCGGTTATGGCTTCGAGCATTCCATTCTCGAACCATGCCGTGCTTCCACTCCCATGCTTCATCGCCGTGTCCGTGCGTGATCGATACCTCTTGAAAGTTTGATCGGTTGGCTCCACCGAGAACCATGAACATGTGCGGCCAGATAATAGCATCACGCCGCACCGAGTTGCGGGCGTTGCGCGGCCATAGGTGATCCAGCGGCTTGCATTTTTTGGCAGCTTTCAGAAATCGCGTCTCACCCCATAGCTCTGCGTTCGGGTCGGTGATCGATGCGTAAAGAACCGAGCCAGGGGATTCAGACACGATCCAGCAGTTGATCGCCTCAAAGAATGTGCTTTTGCCGGTGCCGGTCGGCATCAAGCAAACCATCTGCCGCGTCTCATAATCTGCATAATGTCCCATCGGCTTGCGCCACCAGCGAGTTTGCGACGGGTCGAATTTGTCTGAGCGTTCAGAGTTCTCAACATAGACATGCTCCGCGCACCAGTCCGCCGGGTGAAGGTCGGATGGTGCTTTCATAGCGCGGGCGAAAATCTCGATCATGCTGATTCGTTTTTAGGATGTTCGTTCCAGAAGTCCGTTGAGGTGTTTGCCAGAACGTCTTGCAGTTCACGAGTGCGGGCTTTTACAAGTGGGGTTGATTGAGAAAGAGCAAGTCCCAAGCACAAAGCTGGAATCTCGCGCTCATACCGGCGAAGATATGATTGCATGGACATGGCAATTTGAACCAGTAGTTCCTCAACTTCGGCACGCGGAATTAGTTTGCCGCGTTCCCTGTCACGCTTGATCTCCAGCAAGTCGATCTCGACGGCGACCTTGACGGCCAACAATTCCTCCCGGCTCTTGCTCGGCTTACCATCGAAATGCCCAGCGTCGGGATTTGCCTCAAACCATCGGCGCCACTCCGCCAGCGGCTCTTTGCCATTTACCTTGTCCGGGACGTTTTTCCCCTCTTTGCGCCACTGAGCAATCGTCTTGCGATTGATTTCAAAGATTTCAGCCAATCGAGATGTTGTCACTGTCTCGGTGTCTTTTCCGGCTTTATTTACTGGTGCTTTCTTTGCGCTCATGGTTTTTGGATAATCTGATCCTTGGTCATCTTGGCTCCGCAGTCAATGCAGACCCACTTGTCGCTGTATTCCACCGGCGTTCCGTATCGGCAGAACGGGCAATCTGGCATGTCGGCGAAGGATCTCTGAGCATGGAAAGGTTGACCGGCTGGACTGTGGACATCCTTGACGGTCGGGGTTGATTCATAGCCTTTCATGCTCGTTACCTTGTTTGGTTTTAGTTTTTGTGGGTTTTCCCCGGAGTCGGCAC